AATTGTTTATAGCACCATTTAGTGTTGTGTTTACAGCCGCATTAGTTGTTCCGCTCCAAAAACCAGCACCCCAGCCAGTACCTCCAATTGTATTGTCAAGACCTACATTTATTTGATATTTTGCAACAATACTTGACCCTCCAGTTTCATCATCATCAGCAGTAGCAACAACATTTGCTGTTATTTTATAGGAGTTTGAATTTATTATTGATGTAATTTGAAATTCAGATTGTAAAATTGCTTGCGTTATATTGCCGCCTGATCCTAAACCTACAGAGTTAACACCAGAAAAAGTTACAAAATCATTTTCGTTTGCTCCATGCGCATTATCCGTTACTGTAATTATTGTGGAATCATTTGATCCATCTCCAGTAGAATCAAAATTATCACTAACTGAAGCAGAAAAAGTAACATCTCCCGGAGATGTTTGTACTCTAATAGGTGTTATATCATTAAAAGCTTGCCCCTCTTCAATATAATATTTTAAATGTGTTCCGATCCCCATAAAATCAGAACCGTCAAGCGCTACCCAGTTATGTAGCCTTCTTGCGCTACCTAAATATGTGTTGGAGCTATACTTTTCCCAACCACCTATTTTTTCTGGCGATCCTAATCTAAATCTAATTTTATCACCATCTGTATATCCGCCTTGATTGCTAAAGGGCGTGATGTCAGATACGATACCAGATTGAAATTGCAATTTATTAAAAGGCATTACGCAGTACCTCCAGTTAAAGACCCGCTGCCACTTGATGTAACATTACTTACGCCTTGTATTGATTTACCAGACGCACCACCAGATGACCCGCTTGCTCCATTTCCGGGAGCTGTTGAAGGGTAGCTTATTGATGTTCCAGAGCCATTGTTCCCAGTAGATCCTGATGACCCTGAGGCGCCAAATGCCCCTCCTGTACCTCCAGTTCCACCAGTTCCAGCATTAGTGCCTCCAGTTCCGCCTCCACCGCCTGAATCAGCAGCCTGATTATATCCTTGACCAACACCACCTGTGCCACCAGAACCACCATTAGTCGGAACATCAACAGTTAAAGACAAAGTGCAAGTCATGTCATTATAAAAAAACTTAGATGCAGTGCCTGTTGAGTCACTACCTGCTGTATAAGTGTAAGGTCCAACAGTATAGTTGCAGAAGTAATATAATGTATTTGCTGCTAAAGGGGCTTTTATACCACTCCATATAACAGCATTGCCATATAAACCACCGCCTTGTCCTTGGCTTGCTGTATTCTCTGCTGTGCTAATGTCTATTCTTGGCTGACCACGGTGTCCATACTGACCGTCTTCTGGATAAGGATTAGAAATTGAACCTGTTAAAGTATATTCAGCGGATGTGTCAACTTGAAATGAAAACCAGACTGGACCTCTTTCTGATATGTTAGTTCGCACAGGATTACTTGATATTTTTAACCCCCATTGACTCGAACCAATTCCGCCCCATGTTCTGGGTCCAAATGCTGTGTCTATTTCATAAGTAACAAATGAAGGTGCAGTTCCTGTTTTATCAGTTACGTTAGATATTACAGCAGTTGTAGGACCGCTTCCAACACCACCAGTTCCTCCTTGGCCACCGCCTCCACCACCGGCTTTTATAGTTCCATTGTTGACCAATGTGACGGCAACACTACCATCAACTTGTAAAGCATTTCCGCCAGTGCCACCATTTGTATTACCACCTGCTCCTTCTATACTGCCATTGTTTGTTATGGTAATTGATCCAACTCCTGTGCTATCTATAGTTAAGGCTGCATTAGAAGGATCAGTAGAACCAACTGTTTGCGATGAATCAATTACTATTTCTTTAGGATAATCAATAGCAAAGTCATCGCCAAAAATACCAACACCACTTTGATCTGTTGCTGTTGAAGAAAATGTTTTTTTAAATCCTCTAATTTGTCCATAAAAATCATTTATTGATAGAGGGCTGTTATTAGCACTTGTTGGAACATTAGCGGATAAATTAGTTGAAGTATTATTACTAGCATTGTCTCTAACGAGAGTTCCGCCCCTGTAGTAATCATTTAACAAAATAGGTGCTGAAGACCCGTTGTTATACTCATCTCTTATATTAGATAAAGATATTGTACCGCTAGATTGTATTGCCATTATAAACTTGTTCCAAACGCTGTTATGTTATCAGCCGATGTTACTGCGCCATTAGATCCTAGTTTAAATACTGTTGTTCCATTATATTTAAATAACAATTCATTGTCACCAGTATCTAATGATATTGCCCATTTACTTGATCCAAATAAAATCGCCTGACCATTTGTATCGAGATCACCGCCTAATTGTGGGGTTAGATCATTAACTAAATCAGTAGGAACTGCCGAAACATTTGCATTTGAACCAGTTCCATCAGCAAAAACTATAGCAGAAGAACCTGCTCCTAGTAAAACCTCAGTTCCGCTTCCGTCTGATGCATTTGCATCTGCAGGACCTTGTCTAATATTAGCTATTTGTGCAGTAGTGTTTTTTATAAAAAACCATTTCTGTTGATCATTGGGAGTTATATGTAAATTAAACTGACCACTAGGTGACCCTGATAATACTATGACTTTATAATGACCATCAGAAAGCTGACCATCAACAGTTGTAAGGGATGTGTTACCAGTAATAGTTAAAGTAACAACACCATTTAATGTTCTGTCAATTATATCAAAATTATTATTTGTCGTGTTACCCCAAGTACCAGACTGTTCCCCAGATCCAATTTTTTCTATACCTGTGTTTGATGTATATGTACTTGCCATTTTTTACCTCACTGTATTTCTGTCCAAGTCTCTGTGCCAGATGGCGTTATCTCTGTCCAAGTTTCTGTGCCACTTGGTGTTATCTCAGTAAATGTTTCTGTTGCAGCATCTGTAACAACTGCTGTATACAGTATATCTCCAGACACTGTTTTTGTAAAATTTATTTGCTGAGAAGATGTTCCAGCAGTTATAAAATTACCTTGAGTAGTTTTTGAAAAATTACTATCTAAACTTGCAATAGCCTCTCTTACAAAAGCTATATTTTCTGCTGTAGTTATAAAATTACTACTTAATTCAATGTTTCCGCTAACCTTTGTGCTAACTTCTGCAGTTTGAGTAAATATACCACTAATATCAATTTTACCAACCAGCGTTCCTACAGCAACAGTAGCGGAAGAGCTTATTGCACTCATCTCTGCAGTTGCTACTATTAAATTACCACCTACATCAGCAATGGCTGCATCAGCAATAGCAGAATGACCCAACATTAATCGGCATCCTCTATCTTGTTGCCTTTAGCTACCCATTTTTGGATTTCTTGATAGTGTGTGTTAGCAGAGTCTAGTGGT